CACAGCCAGAGAAGACGGCCGCGCAACCTCAATCCGGCCCTGACTCGATTTCGCATAATGTATAGAGGGTGGGTAACGACTACCGGCGAAAGGGCCGCTAGCAGCGCCTCATGCGCGCCTGTGTGTACCGCCAGGACCAGCAGCGCGACCACCGCGGCGGCCGCGCTTAGCCTGTCCAACACTGATCGCCATAACGCCTTTTCTGCCGGCGATGCCGCTGCTTCGGCGTGAATTTTCGCCATCCATTCCCCGCCATCTAGGTGAGCCATAGCGCATAACTCTGCAATGCGTGCGTCAGGAACCGGGTACCGGCCAACGCGCCAGCCGCTTATCAGCGCCCGCGTCACCCCAATTTTTTTGCTCAACATGTTGTCTGACGGTATGGCGCACGACTTGCGCACCGTGTCAAGCAAATTATTTACATGGTCCATGACAGGTTTTTCTTGACAGAGAGGACAGTGAAAACTATACATGCTCCCGTGCTTAGGCAACCCTAAGCACCGCGCACCCCCGGCTCCCCTCCGGGGTCCGCGTCAAGGGGCAGGGGAGGGGGCTACACCGTGCATCCATATTCGATCCTGGGCCAGCTTCTGGCGCTGCACATTGTCGTGTCGATCTGCGTGCTCACCGGGTACGCAATCGTTGCTGTGATCTGTTGGTGTCTTGATCGCAAGCACGACGCGATGGTTGCTCAAATTGAGCAAGCCGCATTGGTCGCTATCGCATATCGCGAGGTGCGTCGTGGCTGAGTCTCGATCTGTTGCATGGATGATTGCGCCAGCCCGAGTGCAGGGCGGCCCCCGCATTTACGTCTTGACCATCGTCGTCAACGGCAACGCTGTTGAACAGAGCTATTTTGCATCGCGCACCGATGCTGCTGATGCACGTGACGCTGCCATGGAGTTCTATCGTGGCTGATGGCACCTGCTCGTTCTGCGGCGACACCACTGCCTACTTTTTCCCAGGCGGCTTGTGCGTTGCATGCACCTCCAAGAACGCACGCATCCGCATGCATGAACAGCCCACGCAATCGCGTGAGTTGTCCGCGTTCGATGCATCTGTGGGCGTCATGCAGGCCGCTACGCGCCGCACCGAAATTGCCGCAGAGAAGATCCAAAAGAACAAGCGCGTGGTGGGTACGAGCGTGCGTGAGTTCGACGCTGCCCATCCGATCGCATTGACCGCTGAGGGCCAGCGCGCAGCGCTGGCCCTTGGGCTTGTCCATTACAAAACAACGCATACGCAGACCTCCAAAGGGACGGTCACCATCGAAATTGACCCGCTCCAAGCGCGGGCGCAACGGCTGCGAAAGTCCGTGATTACTGGAGCACGTTTGCATGACGAGGAAACCAAGAAAGGTTCGTTCCGTGGCGCGTGGTATTTCCTCACGCTCACCTACGCTGATGGACGCGACAGCAGCGCTTGTGACATTAGGGAACTACTTACACGGATGCGCGGCCACTTCAATCGCACTAAATCTCGGCGAGGACGTTGGGACCGTGAAAGCTTTCGTTACGTATGGGTCGGCGAACTCACCAAGCGATTCCGCCCGCACTACCACGTAATGCTGTGGGTGCCCAAGGGCATGTTTTTCGGCAAGGTCGATCAACGCGGATGGTGGCCTCATGGCAGCAGCCAAATCGAGAAAGCCCGCAACTGCGTCGGCTATCTCGCCAAGTACGCGAGCAAGTTCACTGCCCTTACAGCTGGAGCTTTTCCCAAAGGCTTCCGCACACATGGCATTGGTGGACTCGATACCGAATCCAAGCGCGAATTGCGCTGGTGGAAGGCCCCGAAAGACGCGCGTGAAGCTCTCGGCGGGGAAGCGGATATCCGCAAAGCAAAGGGCGGTTGGTTCGACAGGCTTACCGGAGAGTTCTGGCCGTCTCCGTGGAAAGTCACATTCATCTTCGGCCGGACATTCGCTTGGAAGGTAGTCCCACTATGAAAGTTCAGATCATGAGTTCCGCTGTCGCCATTCGTTCGTTTCCGGCTCGCGATGGTAAGCCGGCCACGCACTTTCGCGAGCAGACCGCCGCCGTGTTGCGTGACGGCGATTTCCCGCTGCCGTTCACCATCAGTCTTGACGAAGATCAAGCGCCGTACGGCGAAGGCTTTTACGTGATCGATCCCAAGTCGATGCAGAACAACAAATACGGTGGCCTTGAGTTTGGCCGTCGCATCCGGCTCATCCCGGATGCCACCGCCAAAGCCGTGCAGCCTGCGGCGCGGGTCGCCTAAGCCAGATGCATGCGAGCAGGGATTCTGAGCAATGGCAAAGGTGTTGACCTGCACGCAATACAACGATTCAACGCAGCAATGCGAGGTTCAAGCCTGGATTGATCAATCGGATTGGACGACACCACTACCCACCATCGAACAGGCCGCGATGGTGGGCGGCGCTTACTTCATCGGCCTGATGACCCTGGCAGTCATTAAAGGACTGCTCAACCCAAAATCAATAGAGGAATAGCATCAATGCAAAAGAACATTTCCACGATCGTCACCAAGGCCAAGTCCGCTGCGTCCAACGCCAAGACCGCCGCAGTGGTTGGCAGCACCGCGCTCATGGCGATGCCTGGCTTCGCGTTCGCTGCCGGCGGCGGCGATTTCGATGGCGGCGAGATCGTCAGCAAGGTGGTTACTTACACCGCCATCGGCGTCACCATCCTGGCCGCGTTCGCACTCGGTCGCTGGACGCTCCGCGCACTGGGCCTGATCGGCGGCAAGTGAGCCAATCAGCTGCATAGCAGGGGAGGGGAAACCCTCCCTTTTTCAATTGGGGGATGCAATGGAAGGTCTCATCGTTTTGGCGTTCTTGATCCATGCCGCGCACGTATGCGCGACGGGCTGGAACTGATGCGCTGGCTAACTCGCTATTTCGCACGCGCGGTGATTCGCCGTCTCGCATACGCCATCGTCGCATTGGTATTCGCCGCGCTTGGCATCGGCAACGCACGTGCCGATTGTTTCAACGATGTGAGCGATGACGGCTCAGTTGTGATTTGCGGAGATCAGGGCGAAGCAGCAGCCGGGGGCTATAGCGCCGCCACTAAGCTCAAGGCGCAGGGAATTGGCGGCGTGGGCTCGAATAATATTCGGATCGAAGGCCCCACCGAAGTGAACATGTCTAGTAGGACGCTCGTCTATCGCGTGATGTGGGCATCGCAGAATCAGCTTCTTGCACGTGTAGCGCGCGGTTGGCCCGAAGCCAAGTCCTGTTCTGATCGCAACGCGACGCCACTGGCAGACGCCGCGCTGAGCTATACAGAAGCGCCTTCCTGTTTCGGCGGGTGCAGCGTTCTCGGCAACCGTTTTAGCCAAGCTAATGGCGCCGTCAAGGTCTACGGCATGACGGATCGTATGTATAGCGGCGAAGTGTGCGTTGCTGCTAAGCCTAGCAACGACATTGGTGAGGTGAATCAGGAAAAGGAAGATGCCATCAAGCCTAAGCCGCCTGAGTGCACTGCACTGGGTAGCAATCAGACCGCTTGTGTTAAGTCCAACGGCGACACCTGTGCCACGTCATCAACAGGTAAAACGTTTTGTTGGAAGCCGAGCGAAACCGGTAAGAAAACAGACGCCAACGATGCACAGGTGAAGTCCCCTAAGGGCGAGCCAGTGACGCCGCCTGATATCAAAATTCCTGACAAGGATTGGCAGCGCACCGAGGGGCATCAGCAGACTGCGTGCGTTAACAACACTTGCATGACCTATAACGTCACCAATTTTTCAAGCGTGCCCGGTGGCACTCAGAAGAATTCCACCGGCGATAACAACGCGGATGGGAGTGGCAACACCTCCGGCAATGGCAAGCCCGGGTCCGGTAGCGGCGGCGATGGCAAAGATGACGAGAAGGATTCCGCGACGGAGAGTGGTAACTGCACGGCACCGCCCATCTGCGTCGGCGACACGTTGAAGTGTTTGCAACTCAAGTTCACGTGGAAGATTGACTGCAATACCCAAGGTAACGAAGTCACCAAGGGAGACGGCTGTGCAGAGGGTGATATCCCCGTCTGCGCCGGCAAGTCCTGCAAGGCCGAAGCGTATGCCGGTGTGCTTCAACAGTGGAAACAACGGTGTGCCGTTGAGGCGATGGGGCAGGGCATGGCATCGCGTGCTGCTGGGATTAGTAACGGTGATGACGCTGGTGTGGTTGAAGGTATCTGGGGCGGCGAAGAGGGCGGCAGCGGCTTGAAGCTGCGCCAGGATCTCATCAATGTCGGCGGCAACGGTAGTGCCGGTTTGCTCCCTGATGTGGAGATCGAAGGTCAGCGGTGGGTCATCCCTGCCGGGTTCTTTGACGCAATCGCAGCAGTCAAGATGGTCATCATCGCGATGTGCACGGTGATTGCCATGTTCGTGGTCGGGAGGAACATCTGATGTTCGATTGGGCCCGCGATTTTGCGAACAATTTTTTCGAGAACGCCGCCGATGCGGTGCACAAGCTGGTCAAGCTCAAGGCGGCGATTTGGTTGGGTCGACTGCTATCGGCTCTCGGCCTCGGCTTTGCCGCGCAGCATTTCATCTACAACCCAATCATCGACTACGCACAGAACGCATGGTCAGCCGTGCCTGCCGGCATCGCAAGTTGGGTACACGCGCTTGGTATCGATGCCGGCGTGTCCATCATTCTTAGCGCATACGGTATTCGCGGCGCTGAGCGAATCTTTATTCAACGTAGGAACCAAGCCACATGATCGGCGACACCGCGTCTATTTCGCTGCTGACCGGCCTGCCAGGATCAGGCAAGAGCTTGCGCATCATCCAAGCGATTCGCTATCTCATGGACAAGGGTGCGCACGTCTACGTCTGCAACATCGACGGCATATCTGTGCCTGGCACTACGCCGTGGGCGGACCCGCACAAGTGGCAAGAGCTACCGGCGG